ATTAATCGGCGGGGAGTCCGTTTTGCCATTTATGAGCCTAGTTGTGTTAGTGTTTAACGATGTTATAACTTAAACTTGTTATATTTTAACAATGGTGTTATAATGACATAAATAAACGTTATAAACTGCTAAAACGCCATAAAAAAACACGTTTAAGCGGACCTGAGGACGGAGTGGAAGTAACTCAATCAGTATTTGCGAGTATGGCCGGCGTAAACAGGGCCAGTATTTGCGTTGGAATCAAAAAAAAGTCTCTTGTAATGAATTCAGCTGGTAAGCTGGATACTGATAATCCTGTGAATAGGCGGTATCTGGATAAGCACCAGGCGAAGCTGCGCGATGCGCATAGCTTTGAAACTTTTGGCGAGCAGGTTCCTGCGGCAGCTGTGAGACAGGCTGTAAGTGTAACTCCTAAAAATCTTGAAAGTGATAAGAACGGCGTGGCCGGTGAGATGCTCAATTTAACTTTGCGCGAGCTGATTCAGCAGCATGGCAATATGGCGAACGTGGAGCGTTATGCGAAGCTGGTAAAGGATCTGACGGTTGCGGATGAAAAAGAGCAGCGTATCCAGGAAAGACGGCTGGAGCAGATTCCTAAGGATTTTGTGCAGGCTAGTGTTTTCGGTTTCCTGGAAAGTCTTATGAATAAGCTGCTGGATATGCCGGAAAGATTTGCGGATCAGGCGGTTGCTTTTGTTCAGAGTGACGTTGATTCGGCCCGTGGAAAAATTAAAAATCTTTTGAGTGATGATATTACTGCTGCGATTACAGATTCTAAGAATCAGATTATCAACGGTATTGAAAATATGAAGGGGCGATATTCTCAGGAAGATAACCTGAGAGATATTGTTTCTGAGGCGATGGAGAAGACAGAATGATTACTTTTACTGAGCCACGCTGTCATTATTGCCAGCGTTATAAAGATTGCCATTTGAAAGAAAATTTTTCAAAAGAGTTTTCTGATGAAATTTTTAAGAGGTTTGACAATTTTGAATTGCCGTTTGGAATAACTATGAATTTTGAGTGTTTTAATTTTATCATCAATCCGGATGCATTAAAAGTTACAATCAAGAAGGATGGCACTTTTGAAGCTGGTGGGTATCAAGATTGAGGTGAAAGGATGAGAGATCCATATATTGTGAGGCGGCGGCGCACTGGTATTGAGACAGGTTACCTGAAAAGGATTACTGAGCTTGAGGGCCAGATTAAAAATATGCAGCGATGCGGGATTTGTGGGAATTATGACCAGGAAGAGGGCTGCTGTAGAGTGAGCGATGAGACAGTGAATAACTGGGAGACTTGCGGGATCTGGAAAATGATTGAGGATGCAAAGGGGTGATAAAACTATGAAAGAGTATATTAAAACTATTGCTTTGTCGGTTTTTCTTTTGATTGTTGTTGCTGCAGGCGTTGGCGTTTTCGCCTGGAGCTATAAGTTTGATAAATACTGTTATGAGCTGGGCTGTAAAGGTGATTTTAACGTGAATCATTTTATCGCTCAGCAGGATAGTTACCAGGCTGGATTAAAAATATATATGGCTGAAAATGTTGGAGATATGAAAAAGTAATGCCTGGAAATATTTTGAGCGTTCTGGTAAAGGGCGTGGAATCGAGGCAGGCGGACGAAAAGGCTTTGAAAATCCTTTTAAGTGTGCCTGAGGATATGGCTGAGGGAAGCCGGAGGATTATTGAGTGTCCGGTTTGTGGCCATAAGGTTTATGTTTTGCGCGATGCCGGTAAGGTTCGTGTGAGTTGCGGCGGTTGTAAGATTGACGCTAGCGGGCTCTGGAGAAGTGAAATGACTGAAATTTCAAAAAGTCATATTTAACGTGGGAGATTTAAAAAAGTGGGTGATATTTTACAGGCTTGTGTGGCGGTTGCGGTTTGGGTTTTGGGAGCTGCGGTCTGCTACTGGGTAATGAAAAGGTGGTTTCCGGCTAAGGATGGGAATGAGGATAATATGCTTATCTTTTGTGTGGTGAGCTGGCCGGTGTCGCTTTTGATGATGGTGGGAATACTGGTCTGGGACCTTATCAATAAGCCGGGAGGTGGTGACGATGACTGTGAGTGAGCTTTGCGGAAAACTTACGGAGCTTTGTCACCAGGGAAAGGCTTTGGATGAGGTTTTTATTATGGTCGATACTATGGCGACTGACGTGGATGACGAGGGGCTTCTGACTTACAGGAACGAGGTAGCTTTTAATCCGATGACGTTATGCGTTGAGCCTGGGCGGATTTACGTTCGGGAAAGTCCTTTTTGATTTTGGAAGGTGAGTGTATGAGTGAAGCTGAATACGATAATCCGTGTGCTTTTTGTGGTTTTGCGAGTGAACGTACAGATTCTATGGGGCATGATTATCTTGTTTGTGAATGTGATAATCCTGACGATTATCCGAATGAGGCTGTCTGCAATAATGAGGCGGATAGGGAATCTTGATTTTCCTTTTGGAGTTTTGTGAGGTGGCAAGATGCCGGAAGATTTAAGTGATAAGCTGCAGGATTTTGAGTTAATGTTAGAAGGTTTTGCGGCTGACATGGAAGAGGATCAGGCTAAGACAAGGCTTTTGTCTTACTGGTATACATTGAGGAGCGAGCTTGATAAGGCTGTGGGCTCTGTAAAGGTGTAAAATTTTTAAAAATTTTTTTTAAAAAAATATATTCCTGCGGCGGTCGTACGGCGGGAAAATCCACTACTTTTGAAAGTAGTGGCGGAGGTAGGGCAGATGGTTGAGGAAATCTAATACGAATTACAGCGGCAGAAATTGTGCGAGCAATTCTGCGGTAAAAAGTCTAAGGCTGAGCTTGATAAAATCATGGAGAAGTTTCTGGACTTCTGTCAGATTATGCCGACTTATGACGAAATGCGTCAGCTGATTGCCTGGGCGGTAAGTAATGGCGCGAGGTTTGATGTATGACGGATGAGGAGATTGATATTCTGGTTGAAGAGCTGGCCGAAGATGTGGACTGTGACTTTTGCCGGAAAATGGGCTGGTATGATGAATGTACTGCCAGCGAGCCGACGAGTGCTGTGAGCTGCAAAGAATTTTTGAAATTGAAACTTTATGAAAAGCTGAGGAAATAAAAATGAGTTTGGGAATTAACGAATATCAGGAAAGAGCTCACGAGACTGCAGATTACCTGGGAATGAATAACGGCGATTATCGTTATCCGGTTATGGGGTTGGCTGAGGAGGCCGGCGAAGTTTGCGGTAAGTTTGCGAAGTGTGTGCGCGATGCGAATGGAATTATTGACGGTGAGCGTAAAGAGGCGATTAAGAAAGAGCTTGGTGATGTTTGCTGGTTTGTTTCTGAGATTGCGACTATTTTGGATTTGAAGCTGGAAGATGTGATGCAGGGTAATCTTGATAAACTTGCTTCCAGGAAAGAGCGTGGTGTAATTCATGGCGATGGTGATAATCGCTAGGAATATATAAAAAAACAAGGAGACACTGAAAATGAAAAACAGTTTGTGTGATTTGAATGACCATCTGTTTTCCTGTTTGGAGAGCCTGATGAATGATGATTTATCGGGCGAGGATCTGCAGCGTGAGATTGACAGAGCGAAGGCCGTAAACTCTGTGGCTCATACAATTATTGAGAATGCAGGAACTCAGATTGAGGCGATGAAGCTGCGAGAGGCTATCATCGAAAATAACGGAAAAGGTGAGCTGCCTGAGATGCTTATTCCTAAGGATACGAGCTCTGGGCGGAGACTGATTGAGGCGCAAAAATGAAATTCTGGACTGAGGATAAAATTGAATTTTTGCGTTCAATTCACGAGGGCCGTAATAATAAGATTCTGGCTGAGGTTTGTTCCTGGGAGTTTGGCAAGGCTATTACTCCTGGGGCCATGCAGACTGTTTTGAATCGCAATTTTGGGAATAGAAAGCCTAAGGTGTGGACGCCTGAAAAGCTGGCGTATTTGCGCGAGATTGTTCCAGGAAAGCCGGTTGATGAGATTACCAGGCTTTTTAATGAGCGGTTTGGCACTGATTATGAGTGGACTACGATTAAGGGTGCTATGGGTAATCATCATATCCGGAGTGGTTACAGATATGACGGCTATAAGCATTTACTCTTTACTAAAGAGCAGATTGAATGGCTTAAAGAGAATCGCTGGGGGTACAGCTTTGAAGAGACTGCAGCTCGAATGAATGAGCGGTTTGGTACTAACTTTAAGGTTAGCCAGGTGCGGGGGTGGTGTCATACTCATCATCTTCCTAACGGCGTGGATATGAAATTTAAGAAAGGTCAGGTGAGCTTTAACAAGGGTAAGAAAGGCTATTGCGCTCCTGGCTGTGAGAAAGGCTGGTTTAAGAAAGGCCATAGGCCGTCTAACTGGGTGCCGGTAAATACTGAGGTGGTGGTTAAAGATGGTTATATAAAAATTAAGGTTGCTGAGCCGAATAAGTGGGAATTAAAGCATCGTGTTATCTGGATGAATGAGCATGGTGAGATTCCTGCGGGCCAGTGTCTTATATTTTTGAATGGCGATAAGACTGACTGCAGAATTGAGAATCTTATGCTTATTGAGCGTGGGATTTTGAGTATTTTGAATCACGAGAAACTTTTGACCGGTGATGCAGCTGCGAATAAGTGCGCTGTGACTATGGCCAGAATTAAATCGAGAATCAGGGAGCTAGAGGCAAGATGAGCGGAAAGAATGACAGAAAAATCCGGAAAGAGGTGAAGGGCGTTTATATTAAGGCTCAGGAAGTTCTTTACGAGGAAATTAAGAAGCTGTCTTTTGGAAAGCGGGTGCGTTTTGCGCTGATGGTGCTTTTTAAGAGGCTTAAATAGTCTACTACTTTTGAAAGTAGTACAGGAGGTGCGAGGATGTTTGTGGTTACTGATAAGCATTCTGGTATTAGTGAGCTGCGGTTGATTCCGCTGGAGATTCAGAAAAATAACGGCTGCGAGTTTTTAAAGGCCGGGAAGTGTCCTTTTATGAGGCAATTCCGCAAGGGCGTGAAAGCTCAGGTGCTTTGTCAGCGCGGCTGGGATAATATGATCCGGTTCGGGTGTGTGAAAAAAGTGGGGGAAAAGCAGGATGAAGCCGAATGAGATTTTTAAGATGGTGTCGAATCTTGACTACCGGAGAAATACTGCGGATTTTGACTGGGCTGTAAAGGTTGATGATGAGGAAAAAATTATCTGGGTTGCAGTCCAGGCTTCTATGAGCTGGCTCGACTGGGTTATAAATCTTTTATTTTTCTGGATTCCTCAGGTGAGACAGTGGTTTGTATATTTTGCCTGTCTTGGATGGCAGGGAGCTTTTAATTCGTGTAAGGCTATTATCTTAAATAAAGTGTTACAGGAAATGAACGCGCATCCTGATTATGAGGTACACTGCGCGGGCCATAGTTACGGCGGTGCGGGCTCGGTTTTAATGGGAATTGAGATTTTCTTTGCTTCCGGAGAGAAGACGGTGCTCGATACTTTTGGAGCTCCGAAGCCGCTTTTTGGGCTTTTAAGCCACTTGGTTTGTAAGCTCTTTTTTAAAGAGGTGAGACAGTGGGCGCACTGGAGTGATTTAATCACTTATATGCCGCCGCTTCCTGGTTACTGGAATGTTAAGGTTATCAGGCTGGGTGAATTCAGCCTGAAAGGGCTTTTTAATCCGGAAAAGTATCACCAGATTTATGATGACGAAAAATTGTACGAGGGGAAGATTTGAAGTGCGTTATAAACTCGAAGGATATTGATTTTCTCAAAAAGAGTTTTATTGCTTTAACTGCTAAAAGAAACTACGCGAAGCCTAGTGATTATGTTTGCCAGGTTCGCTATATGGCTGCGGATCTGACGCCGTTTCCTGGTAAGTTTTCTTTTAAGCAGTTTCCGTATTTTAAAGAGATTGTCGATAACTTTGCGCCGGATTCGCCGATTCATAAGGTTTACATTATGAAAGGGAATCAGCTTGGTGCGACTACGGCAATTCTTGAGACGGTTATGCTTTACGGTATTGGGTGTAATCCGGCTCCGATGCTTTACGTTTTGCCTGATGAGGGTATGGCTAAGCTGGCAATGGATACGAAAATTGACCGAATGATTGATACATCGGGCCTGCGTTCTAAAATCTTTGCTCAGACTAAAAAAGCTGCGGGTGCTCGTAATACAGGTGATACATCATTTAAGAAAGAATTCCCTGGCGGGTATCTTCATGCTGTCGGCGGCCGTTCTGGTAACAGGTTCAGAAACTTTAGTTATAAGATTGTGCTGGTTGATGAGCTTGACGGTATGAGTGAGAATATTAAGGGTGAGGGTACAATGGAGGATCTGGCCATTGCCCGCTCTGACGCTTATCCGACTACTCGCAAGATTTATTTTGGATCTACTCCGACTGTTGAGCAGACTTCTAAAATATGGCGGCTTTATCAGCTGGGTGATGAGCGTCGTTTTTTTGTGCCGTGTAAGTATTGTGGCGAGATGCAGCCGCTTGAGTGGGCTGTGTGGGATGAGGGTCACGATAATCAGATTGGCGGTATTGTCTGGGAAAATGACGAGAACTACCAGCCGAAACTTGAGACGGTTGGTTATAAATGTCCGTACTGCGGCAAGATTATGAAAAACTACGATAAGGCTTTGATTATGGAGCGCGGCGAATGGCGGGCCACTAAGCAGAGCGAGGAAAAGGATGCTCGTAGTTATCACCTGAGCCCGATTTATAATCCGCCTGGAATGTTTAGCTGGGAGGATTTTGTTATTGCCTGGGCGAAGTGCTGGGATATTAAAAATAATCGTGTGCGCGATAAAGAGGGCTATCGTACATTCAGGAATCTTAAACAGGGCTTGCCGTTCAGGGAGCAGAATGAACAGATTAGGCGCGAGAAAGCTCTGCTGCATAAGAGGTTTGGTTTTGCTCGTGGTAAGATTCCGAATAAAATGGCGATTGAGGATGCAGGCTCTCCGGTTTGGATTGTTACCTGCGCTGTCGATGTTCAGAAAGACTGCCTCTACGTTGATACTAAAGGATTTGGTGCAGGTGGTGTAACCTGGACAATTGACTTCCAGAGGTTTGACGGACCGTCGGAAGATTTTTACGGCGTTTGGGATAGGCTCGCAAGCTACATTGAGAATACGACTTTTATTGCGGATGACGGTAAGAAATATAAGATTGCGATTACACTTGTCGATTCCGGCCATTATACTGACTGGGTTTATGCGTTCTGCGCTCGCTTTACTGCTGGCGTTTATGCGTGTAAAGGTTCTGACTGGATTAAGAATGGTGAGACTTACCAGCTGTTTAACCGGAAAACTCTTGAGGCGATTGGTCTGCCTCTGGCTTATCATATTAACACTGGTAAACTTAAAGACAGAATCAGTCGCGCTATGAATATGCTGCAATGGGATGAGGGCACTAAGCAGCCTGAATGGTTCCCGAATTTTCCTGATAATTTCCATGATGATTATTTTCGTATGTTTGAAGCTGAGGAAAAGGTTGAGGAATATGACAGGAAAACTAATAAATATATTCGTACTGTATGGAGAGCGCGGCCGGGTGCTGCGAATCATGCTTTTGATACTTACGTTTATAATCTGGCGGCTCTTGAGATTTTTGCAGATGATATTTGTCGAAACGACTTGAGAGGCAATATGCTCGACTGGAGCGCATTCTGGAATTATGCAGCTTACGGGATGTTTACGATGGATTAGGAGATAAAAAGTGACTGATGGCGAGAGGGGATTTTTAGCGTTTATAATTCCTTTTTACAAAGAGATTTTACTCCATGATTATCCGGTGGTTGGTGAAACTATGCGCTATAAAAAAATGAGCGCGGCTGAAAAAGGTTTTATAGAGACGGTGAAAACTTATCGCCTGAAAGTTTATGAGCTTAATACCTGTAATCTTAAAAAGTTTAATTCGATTAAGTTTTTTATTTGCTATGAGGACAATAAAATAAATATTGAAAAGATGAATCCTTCCGGAGAGTTTCTGGTTTGGTGTAAGAAGGTGGCTAAATGAGAAAGATTTATTTAAGTGGACCGATTACCGGTTTTGATGTGAAAGAATATCATGCGAAATTTGAAAGAGCTGAGAGCTTTTATAAAGAGATTGGTTTTGAGGTAGTGAATCCGGTGCGGATCAGCGATGAAATTTTGGCGAAAAATCCGGACGCGAAGTATGAGGATTTTATGAAAGCTGATTTAGAGGCTTTAAAAGGCTGCAGCCATATTGCAATGCTGGACGGCTGGGAAAAGAGTAACGGGGCCAGGATTGAGAGAGAAGAGGCGACACTGAGCGGATTGACGGTTTGTTATTACAAGGTGCCGGAAGATTACGAGGATGATAACGAGCTGACGATTTTCGGGCATAAGGGGCTTTAATCCGTTGATAGTTTTTCCAGCTCGCCTGGAGAATACTATCCTTTATGAATTATGGTTTACCTTATAAAGGGTCGAAGTCGAGAATCGCTGATGAAATCTACGAGCTTTTTCCGGTAAAGAAAAATTTTTATGATTTATTTTGCGGTGGGTGTGCGATGACCCATTATGCACTGTTACGCGGTGATTTTGAAAAGTTTATAATCAATGATATTCAGGGGATTTGTCCTGAGTTATTTTGGGAAGCTATTCACGGAAAATATAAAAATGAAAGTCGCTGGATCAGCAGTGAAGAGTTTTATAAAAGTGATGATGCTTATATTCGGTTTGTCTGGTCTTTTGGAAATAATCTGAAAAATTATCTTTACTCTAAAGATGTGGAGCCTTATAAAAAGGCTTGTCATTATGCGATTGTATTTGATGACTGGTCTTATTATGAAAAGCTGTGTCCGGAAACTGCAGAGGCGGCTAAGCTTGCGCTTAAAGATTTGAAAGACAGAAAAGAGCGACGCCTGGCATTTAGTCCAGCGGTAAAGGCGAAGCTCAGAGAAATAAATGATCCGGAAATTATTAAGAATAATATTTTATATGCAAGCTGCCGCTTGACTAAAGATGATTGTGGCGATACGCTTTCTGACGGCGAGTGTGAAGAGGGCGCGATTCGAGTGCAGAGCTTAGAGAGGTTAGAGAGGTTAGAGAGGTTAGAGAGGTTAGAGAGGTTGGAAAGGCATACTGGCTCTTATGACCAGGTTGAGATTCTACCTGACAGCGTGATTTATTGTGATATTCCTTATTTTGGTACTGATGATTACGGTGTGGATTTTGATTTTGAAAAGTTTTACGACTGGTGCGAGAAACAGACTGAGCAGGTTTTTATTTCGTCTTACTGGATGCCGGAAGATAGATTTACCTGTATTAAAAAAATTACTCATCGCTGCAGCTTGAGCGCGGTTGCGAATAATGCGGTAGTGGAAAAGGTTTTTATGCCGAAAAAGCAGGCTGAAAAATATCAGATTCCAGGATGTTTATTTAATTTTGATGAGATGATGTGAAATCTTGCAA